GATTGATTGATTGATTGATTGATTGATTGATTGATTGATTGATTGATTGATTGATTATAAAATACTGGCAAATTGCATGTCAATACTTTTTCAATATATTTTTTCATTTTTTTATCCTTTCTAATCAGTCCATTCTTCTATTACGTCATATTCCAGGAAATCGCTACCATTTACGCATAGCACTCCGCTGTTTGTTGGAAAGCAATTGATTCCTACTGATAGTTTGTCTATATCATAGAACATGATAGGCATTCCTTTTAGTATTGTGAAATTGACTGTTGTACTTCCAAACTGATCTTTAGCTATTACTTGAAAATTCCAAGCGTATAGTTTGTCTACTGATACAGTAGTCTGAGTATTATTAGTTAGATCTATTAATGAACCGAAATCTGTATCGGTTGTCTTTTTATATCTATACTGCAAACTCTTTATTGAGTTTTTACCATTTACGCTTTTAATAGTAACTTGTGCTTTTAGATATGTTAGATCTTCATAATTATTTTGTCTATTGGCTGATATTACTACTACTGGTACGTCCCAGTCATAAATAGTAATAGTCTTTTTAATAGTTGTAGTATTTCCTCTAGAATCTGTTACCTTTATTGATACGTCTGAGTTATTAGATAGATTTACTATTCCATAATCAATTGTGCTGGCTTCTGTCTTAGTCTGTGTCGCTTGATTAAATGTTATCTCGTAATTAGTAATAGTAGCATTTTTTAATGCAGACGCACCTGTATATGTTACTTGTAAATTAGAGTTATTACGTACTATTGACTGATTATCACCTGTTATTGCTACTATAGTACTGTTACTATCTTTATATGTTATCTGATCATCAGTAAATGTAGGGTTAGCATTTACTATTGATAATGTTTTATCTAATGTCGAATAATAGTAAGTACCATTAATATTTGTTCTAACTACATAGCGTATTGATTTACTATTTGCGTCATTACAGTATGTCCTTAGGTTATTACGTTCTGTATCTGTTAATGTAAAAGTATAAGGGCTACTTACACCAGTACGCATAATAGTTGTTAATCCTGTTGCTTCTAGATATATGTCTGTAGTAAAACCACCTTTATTAGTAAATTCGCAATAAGGTGTTCCCTCATCTGTAAAATCGTTAGCACTTGTTATAGTGGCTTGTCTTGGTATTTGTTGTAAGTCCCATGATCCTGATCCTGATACATTTACTGCGTATGTAAATATACCTGCACTTGCTGACGCACCAAAGCTACGATTTCCTATGTCATTATGATAGATTCTTTTAGTGCCTGATGCTAATACTGTACCATTCCATAGATTAACATTACTTCCTGAATATATGTTAGATCCATCTAAGTAGCCATTAATATTATATGCTACGTAGTAATTAGTTCCTCCACCTGCTCCGACTAGATTCCATCCTATATCACTATAGTCACCGCTCGTATCTTGTCCATTAAGCCACCAGTTAAATTGTATACACCTATTACCATAGTAGCCTGTTTGGAAACTTCCGCTAGTACTTGCCATTAATTACCACCTCCAGCTACTGGTACAATTCCTATACCTCTATTAGTGTCAGTTGTAATTGGTATCATTCTTATCATTGACGCGATAGTAATTTCCTCTTCTACGACTGATTTTTTCATATGGAATTCGTCTTTATCTGCCCAGTATATCTTGTTGTCATTTGAGTCATAACCTGCAAATCCTACCTCGCCATTAAGTCTTACGTATGTACCATCTTTAGCGTAGACTGTAATACCTGTTTTATCTAATAAACTTATCAGCTTATTAGTTTCATCGTATAGCTCTAATTTCCCACTTGCGTTTAGATTAGATCCTAGTTTTAAAGTACCGCCTTTAATCATATCAGCGACTAAGTTTATTACGTTTATTTTTTGCATGTCCAATGTGCCGTCTATATTCCATGCTGAGTTAAACGTTCCTGTTATTCCCGTTTGACTAAAGCCGATTCCCTCTTTATTTATTAATATTACGTTAGTAGCTGATTCTTTAGGTAGTGTATCTACTACCATAAATTGACTACCATCGTATATACAATACGAATCGCCCATAAGACTATTAATTTTATTAGTAGCATTTGTTAATTCTGTATTTAATGTAGTATTTACTGCATTAATCTTTTCGTCTGTTATAGATTCAACTTTATTAGATACTGTGCTTACTAAATCTGATAAACTACTTTTAAAATTACCGAATTCAACGTCTGTAATTCTGTCTAATATTTCGTCGTATGTTACAGCTATTACTTGAGTAGTAATTGCTATATTGCATTTTGGGTGATTTACGTAGATCGTATCACCTATGTCATGTATTCCCTCAATGTATACGCTTACTTTATAATTGATTTTAGGTAGTTTGTTTTTTTCTAAGTAAAGATTTCCTTTAGCTCTTAAATCTGTTATTAATGCATTCTGATAATCTGTGTCAGTTGTATAGTTATCTTTATCTATATCATCCTGGCTAAATGATATTACTCTACTATACGGTATATCGTATAACTGCTCTGATAATGTTAGGTATGTTTCTGGTAATAATAGTCCGTCTTTACCTACTGGTATTATTTTTGTAACGACGTCGTCCCATACCTCTTTTTTTTCTATCTTTTCTATGTTTTTACCATAAGAAAAAGTGACACCATTGTCACTTCCGATAGTATTAAGTATTTTTATATTCCAGTTATCTCGTACTAAGTGTCCGCCCCATCTATCTATTACGTCACTTATAGCCTCATCTAGCCCTTTTCTTACGCATCGGTAACTATTTTCCGTAGTTATATCAGATAACGTTGTAAACGGGCTAATTATGTCTGTAGCACTGTTTAAATGATCTAATGCATCGTTACAGTTCTTATCTACTACATATGAGTCTTTAATTATATAGTTTGCAGTGTCAAAGTATACGTGTTGTGCTTTCAAATCGATAGTCCTATTTTCAATATTAGGGTTACTGATTCTAAAACACTGATAGCCCCACGGTGTAGATACTCTTAATATGTTCCCAGCTACATAGTAGTCTAGATTATCAATAGTATCTTTTATATCGCAGTAGTATTTTCCGTTGTCCTCTTTATATACCTTACACTTGGTTGGCTTTAATATTTTAATACCATTATCTGCGAATGCTTTTTCACTTGCAGGGTATACGCTTATCATTACAACCACCTACTTTTAGGATCAATTTCTATTTTAGTTAATGTTCCTGTCCATGTAATAGTATTTTCACCTACTAACAATGTAGGAAATTCGCCCGTCATGTTTCTATTTTTTAGAGTTTCACCTACATATGCATCCATTTTATCTGAGTCTATAGTTACGTATGTATCTGCAGTTGGGAAAGTGTAAGTAAATTCGCTATTCCCATTAAGTGATATCGTTACTGTTCCCGTTCCTGTTAATGTTATTACTGGTTTACTCTTTAATAGCCCATTATTTACTACTTTTAGGCTTGTTTCGGACGTAATCGTAAGTGAGGTAGGTATTTCATCAACTAGATACTTAAATGGCTGTACGTGTATCATTACTTTGGCTTTTTTAAACTTTAAAAGTCTAGTATAGTCTATCTGATTAATTATTTTTCCTTTATATAGTTTAGTTGGTTCATTACTAAATATAAAACTACCACTGCCATTAAAATAATTTATTATTTTATCTATATCGAAGTTACGTGATAGTCCTATATCTAATTCTTTATCGTATGCTGAGTAACCTAGATCGTCAGTTATGTCACCATCACGTCCGTCTATTTCAGTTTTTTGCACTCTAAGTTTTGGTTTAGTGATAGGTGGTAGTTCACTTATTATTAAGCCTGATAATGTATTACTGTTGATTCCGTTGTATATTATATAATTCATAAATTACCGCCTTTCTATGAGTAGACTTCTGTTTCTACTGTTCTAATTATAAATGAGCCTACTTTTTCGTCGTCTAATACTATACTCATTCCGTTTAATGCTTTCTTTACTGCTTCGCCTAATGTGTCACCTGTTGTTCCTGATCCGCTATTGTTCTTAAAGTCTGTAGTAACGTTTCCTGTTAGGTTAGTATCAATATTAAAATCTGTAGGTATAGCATTTTTCATATCGTTTGTTACTGAGTCCATTTGATTAACAAATCCCTCTCCTAGACCCTCGGCGAGGTTAAATCCTACCTCATCACGCATCTTGGAACTTGGAGAATGTATACCAAAAAAGTTCTTTATTCCACTCATTATTGAGTTACCTACGTTCTTTATAGCATTATAAAATGAGTTACCTAGATTAGTTAGCCCATTCATTATTCCATCTAGTATACTTTTACCTATAGCACCCCAGTCCATATTTTTTAATGCGTCACCTATTGCACTAAATATTTGAGGTAGCATTGCTACTAATTGAGGTATAGCCTGTATTAATCCTACGGCTAGCATTACTGTTAATTGAATACCTGCATTTATTATTAATGGTAGGTTTTCTATTATTGCAGTTATTATGCTACTGATAATAGTAGGTATGTACTGTATTAATTGTGGTAATGCATTTATTAGACCTTGTACTAATCCTAGTAAAACCTGTATACCTGCATTTATGATTAATGGTAGGTTCTGTATTATAGTATTTACTATTCCTAATATAGCCTGAATTACTACTGGTATTAGTGTAGGTAATGCTTTCCCTATGCCTTGTATTAATGAGGTTAGTATTTGTATACCTGCATTAAGTATTGCTGGTAGATTCTGTAATATAGTTTGTAATAGTGTATTTACTATATTTAGTACTACTGGAAGTATAGTAGTAATTGTACTTGTTATTCCTTTTAATAGATTCTGTAGCATTTCACTACCTTTAGCCAGTATATCTGGTAAGTGTGTTTCTATAGTTCCTAGTAAAGTAGTAATTAGGTTTTCTGCAACTTGTAATATCTCTGGTACTTTATCACCGATATTAGTAATAAATGTATCTATTGTATTAATGAAATTATCTGTTGCGTCTTGTACTGTACCATCGTCACCACCTAATATTGAGGCTATTAGTCCATTAAATGCTCCGCCTATGTCATTTACGTTGCCCATCATACTTGTTAATGCTGGAGCAAATGCTGAGGCTAGTATATTTCCTGTAGCTTGTGTTATTGATTTAGACTTCTGCATTTCATCATCGAACTTGCCCAGTGCTTCTACGCCCTCGCTAGATAGTACAGCACCCATCTTGACTGCCTCGTCGCCTAGTTTCTTTATTCCCTCACTGCCTTGAGCAATTAAAGGGTTAAGCTCTTGGGCTGATTTTCCAAATATTTGCATTGATAGTGCATCTCTTTGAGTTTCGTCCTGTACTTTACCTAATGCGTCTATTGTTTCCCAGTATACTGTATCTGAGTCCCTTAAGTTGCCGTTAGCATCTTTTACGCTTACGCCTAATTTAGCATATGCGTCTGATCCACTATTCATAGATCTGATATTCTTAGCCATAGATTCAGTCATAGTTTCTGTAGATACGTCTACTAATTCTGCGACTGCGTTATATTTTTGCAATTGCTCTACGCTTAGTCCTGTTTGTTGTGAAGTGGTTAATATAGAATCTGCATAGCTACTAGCATTAGTCATTGTTGCTGACATAGTATTCGCTACGTTCTTTATAGCTTGAGTACAATTGTCTAAACCTGATTTAAGTAGATCCAACGCTTTAGTTGTTAGATTAGCTTTTAAGTTTCCCCAGAAAATGTCGCTCTTTTTTTGTGCTTCTTCTTGGGCTTTAGCATATTCCATAGTGGAACTATAGCCTTTATCTTGTGCCTCTTTTTCTTTATTAAGTGCATCCTCATTGCTATTGAGCGTTGTTTTCATTTTATTTAGGTTAGCAGTTGCATTATTAACCTCTACTTGCCATTTTTGTGTAGTGGCTGAGTTTTGCCCAGTAGTAGTAATAGATTTTTCTAGCATTTTATTTGCTTCATCTACTGCTTTAGTTTGTTCTTCGATTTGTTTTTTTAACACTTCGTTTTCTTGCGTATATTTGCTGATAGACGTATCGTTCTTCTCATATTGTGAAGCAACGACTTTCATTTCACTGCCCATTACTCTTAGATTATCTGTAATTGAGTTTAACGCCTTTTTATATTCATCCTCGCCAGTAAGCTTTACTGAGCCACCAAATGTTTTTGACATATTGTTATTTCCTTTCTAGTCATCTTCTGGAATATCGTCTGGGATCCATTCGTCATCCTCAATGGCTTTTTTATTTAATTCTTTAAATGTCATCTTCGATAGTTTAAAATCATAAAATGTCTGATAATTATCGTATAGCGACATTAGTTTTCCTATTGTAAAATGTTTGACTTCTCGTTCTGTAAAGCCTAATAGACAATGCCCCACGAATAAAAGCCATGAGAAGTCTATTATGTTATCTTCATCTTCGTGTATTACGCGTTTTTTTCTGGTGTATTTTCATTTGCTTTAATTACTGATTCACCAATTGTTTTACTAGCCTGTGCTAGTCCTACTTCGGTAATAATTCTGCCTACTTGTTTTTCATTAACTGCTGGTAATTTAATTTCGCTATCTTCATTAGTGATTTCGATTCCCTCATTTATCATTTGTGTCATTCCAAATATTAAAGCCTTAATATTAGGTTCTTTATTGTTAGATACATATACAAGTTTTTTCCATTTGTCTAATGATTCGTATTTATCTTGTATTGCTTCCATTACGTTTAATGTGAAGATTAAAGGGTAGTTACCTTTAGTAGTTTCTAAGTAAGTAATTTTATCGTTCATTGTTTATTTTCCTTTCTTATTTTTATGTATAAAAAAAAGGCTAGTAATTTTATTTACTAGCCATTCATTTATTAAATTAGCTAGATACTTTCATAAGGTCTGTTAGATATGTCTGTGCTTCTGCATCACTATCGAACGTCTTATGGTGCTCCCATACTAATTTAGCTACTGTATTAATTGTTTCTTCATGAGCAAATATTGTGCCCTCAATTGTAGGTGTAGCAAATTCTATATTTTCACCTTTAGTTTTTCCCTCAGTTTGATAGTCTTTAAATTGTACTTTTGGGAAGAACTCAGCTCTATATTTCTTTACGTTGTTTACTATGCGTACTACTACACGTCCGAAGCCTACATAAGGTGCTACGTCGTCTACTGCTTTGATTACCTCTTTCGAAGTTGAATCTACGCTATGTCCTAGTAAACCAGCAAATACTGTATCATCATCATCTGCTGTAGTTAAACTTAATGTTCCCTTTACAAATTCTTTAGCAGATTCGGCTACAGTATCATCTGCATATAATGTTGCTTCTGCAATTGTTAAACTTGGTTTGCAATTGATAGCACCACTTAATTTATTTGCACCTGTGTATTTTCCATCAGTAATAACTGAGTAAGTAAAATGTCTTAATCCTATTTGTGCCATGTTATACCATCCTTTCTTTGATAAATGTCATAGTCTTATGGTAATAGCCAGTGTCAGGTTCGTATTGTTCCTGAGCATCGTCCACCCACATATAGTCATTTTCTTTTAGTAATTTTTTAATTTGTGATTCGACATGTGCGTAATTGGTTTTACTGTACATATCAAAGTCGATTTTTTGCCTAGAATAATTAATCTCGTCATCACTTGCTAATGCTGGTGAGTTGTCTATTGGTTGCCATACTACGAAAGTATCGGCTTCACCAAAGTAATTACAAAATGATACAGGTACTACCAATTCGTCTACTGTGAAATCTTTAAATATACTTGTTATTTCTTCATTCATATTATTCCTCCTTAGGTAAGTACTTATCTTCTACGTCTTGCATAACCTTTTCTATTTCATCATCTTTAAAAGATTTTCTAAAAAAAGGTTTCTTTGGTTCCACCCACGTTTTACCATTACGCGTACGACTAGATCCATATTCCCTGGCGTTCGCAACTAGCGGTGCTGGGTGTTTCTTTTCGCTATCTAAATAACCATAGATATATACCTTGTTATTTATGCCATCATCTGACGGCGTCTTATAGGTCTTTGAAACGTATAAGCAATCTTCTAATTTGTCAGTCTTGTTAAATGCACTATGCAAATTAGATCTTACATTGCCAGCTACTAATTCGGCTCCAGCCTTAGTCATTTCACCCATCATGTCTGGTGTTGCTATTCCTAGTTCTGTTAATTCATTAATTAACTCGTTAGGTAGTTCTTCATCAAACTTAGCCATTAGTTTTTCTCGATAAGTCGGAGCAGGTTAACTCTACTTTTTCTGGTGTTATATCGTATGTTCGTTTAATTTCATACTTTTTGCCCGTATCTTCATCAATCAGTAATGACTGATTAGAATAGTTGCTCTTTAGTATTTCAACACTTAGATTAGCGGTATAGCCCATAGTCTTAGCGTGTTCCTCTTCGGCTCTTGTTATAGATTTAAAAGTAGCAGGTACGTGTTCTAATTTAGTCAGTGTTTCAGTTTTAAAGCCTGCACTGTCTGTCCCTGGTGTGATAGATACTAATGTTACAGCGTTAGTCCAGTTATTCACTTGTAGTCCCTCCGTTGTAAGTACTTTCTTGTGTCATCTTGTCGCGAATTGATTCATACATTTTAGTATATGCATCAGTATCGCTCCTATCATTGCCACGATTAGCCTTTACATATGCAGTTATACAATTTAATGACTGGTCATCGTATGTACCATCATTCTTTTTTTCGAACACGCCCTTGTCCACTCCTGATTCAACGCAATCAATTATTCCAGCCGATATTAAAGAAGTGATTTCGCTATCATATATATTTGTTAATATGTAGCAACGCTTTTTTATTTCGTCTAGCATTATTAATCTCGCTTTCTAGTGTTTAATATTAAGCACCTAATTTAATAACTTGGAATGATTGATCACTTGCTAAGTTACCATCTGCAAGTAATGTAGCTTTATTGATCCATTCATCTGTATTATCGTCATAGTATTTTTTCATAGTTAATTGTAAATTACTATTTAAAATATAATCTGATAAATCGCCTACTACTAATAGGTTGTCACCTAAGTATTCAGCTGGTACAAATGTTACAGGTCTGCCTAGAATGTTGTAAGCTGGTTTTCCATCAATGCCTACTGATACTCTAGCGATAGGTTGCTTATTAGCATCTACTAATGCGATTACCTTATCGAAGTAATTTTTCTTAGTCATATAATATTCTGCAGAATCATCATATGCTTCTGGTACATTTCCCTCAATGCCTGATAATGTAGCGTAGTCTACTGCTGTAATAGTAGTAGCTGTTACCTTAGTAGCAATTCCTGTAGGTTCACCTGATCCAGTGCCTAAGAAAATAGCTTTTTCTACTGCCTTTACCATTGCTTCTGAGCAGTTATTTTCTACAGCTGTTTCAAATGTAGCTAATGCTACTGTGTCAGCCTCTAGACTGATAGCAACTCTAACTTGTAATTTATGATATGCAAATACGATACCTGTAACTGTCTTTTTAGAAGTATCAGCTACTGAACCCTCAGCAACCCATACTGCTGTTGGTTTTAAACTTGAAGTAGGTACTGTTACGCCACCCTTAAAGTTTGTCTTAGTTACCTTTGCATAAATTTTTCCAATTGTTTCTAATTTTTCATAAATCTTGTTCATGATATTACTAGGAATAACTGCTCCAATGTCAGTTGTCTTAGTAGTTTCGCTAGCACGTAATTCTTCTGTTTCCTTGCCAGTTAATACATATTTCATGAATGCATTTCTGTATTCTAATGTTGAAGTGTAATCTCTTGTTTCTTCTTTTTTTGCAGGTGTAATATTTTTAGCGTCTGCAATGCCGTTGTTAATGTCATTTGCCATGTTCTTTCTTTCTTCCTCTCTTTGTAATTTCTTAAGATCATCTGTCAATTTTCTTGACTCATCTTTTAATGCTTCTGTATCATCCGTATTTTCTGGATCATTTAAAGCATCCACGATTTCTTGTAATCTTTTTTTAATGTCATCGATACTCATTTTTAATTTTCCTTTCTTTCTAATTGATTTTCGATTTCTATCGCTAATGCGATACGTTTACGTTGTTCTTCTCTTTTATGCTTGATTTCGCTCTCCAGCTTTTCCCTTTCAGACTTGTCCAAGTCTAAAATTGATCTAGCACTAATTGATGTCGTATCGTAAGCAGGAATGTCCACTGCTGATACGTCAAACAACTTCTTAATAGATCTGACTGTCCTTGTATATGCGTCTGTGTTATAGTCGCATTTGTCTGGTATATATGCATAAGACATTCTGTCTATTAAGCCATTTTTAATGTCGCGGTATAATTCTTTATGTCCCTCATCTATAGGGTTTAATTTAACCGTGACGTGTAATCCATCTTCTTTAACCTCTAAATGTAAAGAGTCATTTCTAGTACGTGCGTATACACGTCCGCTATGGTTGTAATTAAATATAACGTCTGACATATCGCATTCCTTGAATGCGTTTTTATCTACTTGCTCTTTATACTCAATTCCAGTATCTGGATCTTCATATAATACTGTAGGTGTATCAAATACTGTTGCTACACCCTCAATTGTCATTGATTCTGGTTCTGCATCTGTAGGTTCATTAGCTCTTATCTCAAAGCTTTGAAATCTACGGAATTCATAGCCTTTTTCAAATAATTTTTTTATTTTTTCATCTACTTTGTCGTTATTCATTATTTTTATTCTCACTTTCTGTAGTACTATCTGTACTATCTTCTGTACTTGACTGTGTGTCATTTGTACTTGGTGCTGTTTCGCCAGTATCAAGTCTACGTAATAATACGTCGCCACCGTCAACAGATCCTAAATTCATAACTCTACGCCATTCATTAGGTGTCATAGATTTACGATCTACCATTTCTTTTAGATTTAATTTTGTTTGCATACTTGCAAATTCTAATGAACTTGCCTCAAATACTATTTCATTTCCACATTCAATTTCATGTTTGCTAAATAATTTAAAAGTAAACATATCACTTAATTCTTTAGCCACTGGTTCTATTTCAGCTTCATAAAAAGCATTCCATTGATTTTCATTAAAATTGTTTTGAACTATTTCGTCATTTACTCCGAAGTATTTTTGTAATCTTTTTTCATAAGCTGTAATTGTAGTTCCATCAGGTACATATGAATTGTCTTTTACTTGTTCAATATCGTATCGTGGATCAATGCTCGCAACGTTTTTGTTTTCTGAATTTTCTATATCTAAATAGTTTTTAGCAAATTCATCAATTTGAGTTTGTTTATCATCAGGCTTTAAAACTTGCTTAAATTTCATGATCCATTTAATAACTGCACTATTCTTTATTGCTTTAATAATGCCTTTATCAGTTGTATCTATTACTTTCATGATATTGGTAAGTGCCATGTTGCCATCTTCACCAAAGAACTCATCCTGGTTAAAGTCTTTTCTTAAATGAATTACGTCATCATAAAAGACGGTCATATATTTGCCCGTCTTAAAGAAAAACTTTATATATAAATCACCTTTATTATCTTCGTATAGTTCTACGTTGCTAGTAGGTATAGGGTATATTTCACTAGGTCTACCAAACGAATCACGTTTAATAAATGCAAATGCATTATTTGTTAATTCTCTCTGATTCATCATCTTTTCTAATAACTTTTGCATACTCATATATTTGTTAGGGTATCTAAGTAACATTGCAATATTAGAATTAGGATTTAATGCTATATTTCCGTTTGAATCAGTTCGAACGTGTATTGGATGCAATTTACCTACAGCATTAGTCTTAGGTCTAATACATGATCTAACTATATCTGAATCATATATATAACCTCCCCACGGTGTAAATGAACTATCAAATGTATTTAACATTTTAAACTTTGGTAGTTCTGCTAGCCTTTGCGGTTGCTCTTCTGTACCAAATATGTTTTTGAAGAAACTTCTTTTTTCTGCCATTTTTATTTTTACCTTTCTAAATCATATTCTCATAATTTTGTATATCATTTGTATATACAACATAAGCATCAATTAAACTCATTGCTCCATCTATTCTCTTTCTTTGATTCTTTGGTTTAATTGGTCTTATATTGTCATTTTCATCGGACTTAATTACAGTGTTACTAAAGCACCATTTATCAATAGGATTATTGTTGTATATGATTCGATGCTTTTTAAAATCAGCTTTTAAATTTTTCATTGGAATAGTAAATGTTTTTGCACCTTGAATTACTGGTACCATACTATCTTCGCCAAACTCTGATTTCATTTCATCTAACCAAAACACTGATCCCCACGGATCATAACCACATTTATACAGATATATTCCTAATTCATCACGCAATTTTTTAAACCATTCGGTTATAGCATGATAATCTATTCTATTTCCATCTGTTAATGTTATAAGCCCACGATCATACCATGCCTTGTATGGAACGTTGTCACCGCCTTTTTCTGACAATTTACAACGTTCATCAAATAAATCTTCTGGTAAGAAGTACATTTGATAAACATATATATTTTCATCATTAGGTTTTTTACAAATCATTTTAGCCGACGTCAAATCGGTAGTACTAGATAAATCGACACCACCGATTCCGTAATTAAATTGAATATCTTTAAATGTTTTTTCATTATTAAGATCCTCCCATGATAACCATGCATCTTCTTCAGATTCTTTAAAATTGAAATCTTTAACTAAAATTGTTCTTCTAAATCTATCATCTAATTTTGCTCTTTCAACATTTAATCTCAATTCATCTCTCGATTTAATAATATCGATACCTGGATTTGCTTTTACCCAATTGCTTTCATCCATCCATTCATCCGCGTTATCTAATTCATATATAAAAGAAAGAACGGTTCCATCATATTTGTAACCGTTCTTCTCATATAAAATATTGTCATACATTTCATATTGATCATCAAATATAGTTTCTCTATGAAAACCATTAGTAGATATAATACTTAATAATGGTTGTTCCCTTGAGGTCATTGATTGTTTTATAACGTCATAAAGATTTCTATCTTTAATAGCGTGTAATTCATCAATTATTCCATATGAAGTATTAAGCCCATCTAGTGAATTACTATCGCTAGATAATGGTTCCATTTTACTGAATGTCATAGGAAAATATATATCTGTGCGTCGCTTTTCTAAATGGCGATTTAACGATGGACTTTGCTTTACCATATTTGAAGCTTCTTCAAAACCTTTTTTTGCTTGATCTCTTTTAGTAGCTACAAAATATACTTCAGCACCTCCCTCGCCATCACCCATTAATTGGTACAAACCTAATGCTCCTGATTCTGTCGTTTTTCCATTTTTACGTCCCTCAATTGTAGCATTTTCTCTGCAACGTCTTAAACCTGTATTTTTATCAACAAAACCATATATTGCTTGGATCTTCGCTTTTTGAAATAATGCTAATTTAATTGGTTGCCCAAATTTTGTTCCTTGCGTTTGCTTACAAAATTTTTCTATAAATGTTATTGGGTATGTAGCTTTTTCTATATCAAATGTCCAATTGTCCCCCAACATATTAGGATTATCTAATTCATTTACTAATAATTCATATTGTCTTTTTATTTTATTAGAAGCATTTATTTCACCAGAAGATATTTTTTCAAAATATTCTCTGATATAATTTGTCATTTTTTATTCTTTATAAAATCAACGAAATCATCCTTTGAATCAGGTTGATTTCTTTCTTCTGTAGGAATTAATGATTGAAGTTGACTTATACCCTTTAAGAAATTTGCATACATTTTATTGTATGCATCGATTAATGGATTTGTTTTGACAAATTGTTGACTTGCATTAACTACAGTTGTTGTCATCTGCTCTTCATTGATTTTTACTATCATATCTTCTAGTGTAACTGTCATAAATGCTACATTATCTATAAGTTTAATAGAAGTCTTATAATCTCTATCAGATAAGTTTTTATAGATTCTTCTAAGTCTTAATACTTCTTTTTTTATTCTCTCTTCCTTGTCCATTTATCATCATTTCCTTTCAGATTTACCCCCCTTATATGTGCAACGCCTTGAGTTCTTTGAATGGAGGCGTTCGGTTTTCGTCCATCAATTATTTTTACTTTTGATAGGGGGTACCTGTATTATATTTCCGTTAGGATCAAATCTTAATCCCTCATTTATGTCTTTATCTATCTTACGTTTAGCATCGTGACACTCTTTACATAGTAATTCTAAGTTATGTTCGTTTAATGTTATGTTAGGATCATCTATATTGTCTGGTGTTATAGCTATGATATGGTGTACTTCTGTACCATACTCACCGCATTCTTCACATGTATAGTGTCTAGATGCTCTGATATATTCTGCTAACTTCTTCCATTCTTTACTATGATAAAATCTTTTAGAATAATCTAATGCCATGTTATTTCCTCTTTAATGTCTTTACTAATACTTTATTATTACCTGGCTTTTCTTTTGCTATTGTAGCATCTAATAATGCATCTATTGTTCTGTAGTATGATTCGTTAGGTGGTTGCTTACTATCGTTTAGCATTTTAAAGCAATAGTTTATAAACATGTACGTTGTAGTATCTTCTACCTCTATTACGTCATGCAAATATCTATGTGAACGCTTAGTTAACAATGCACCATTATTTATTGTTTTACGGCCACCACAAGACTTTTTAGTTATATGATGATATGTTAATGGATTATCTTTGCTTATCTCGTCACCCAGCCAGTCTATGCCATTAGGCTGGAATATACGTATTAGATTTTCTGTCGTTTTGTCGCTCATTGATTCACCTTTATTTATTATTAATAATCACTCTAGAATAGACATATAAGACTATTGCAATAGACATTCTAATTTCCGTTAACTCAAATTAGTAAATTGGGTAACGTTTATATATCTACTCTAGACTAACTATTAATTAGTCTTTCTTATTATTTTTTCTTTTTGCCTTTTCCTGATTTACAAGCCATTTAATATCACCTCTATTAGTAGTAAGCTAAACCCTCAACGCTATTAATTACTACTGCCGTTCCCACGTGTCACCCTATTTTATGAACTAAAAAAAGATATAGTTAATTCCTATATCTTTATACTTATCTATTTTAGATAATATCATACATTTAGTGTGAAAAACGTGAAAGTTACTTTTTTTCGTCTTTTTTATCAAATATTTTAGTATTAACTGCTAATGCAATGTCATATAGTCCAGCATATATAATTATGCTTGCTATTATTATGCAAATGCAAATTCCTAGCATTATTATTCACCCAATTTCTTTAATTTCTCAGTTAATTGATCTATTTGTTTCTGATTATCTTCAATCATTCTTTCTACGTCTTTTTTTCTTTCTGGTGATATATCAGGATTACTTAACTGACTCTTTAGATTGTCATTTGTTACTGTATAATTTTGTATTGCGTTTTCTAATATTTCTTTACTATTCATTTTTGTTATTTCCTTTCTTATTAAAAAATGTTATTCCTTTAGCTCTATTACATATATTTTTCATCCAACCTGATAAATTGGAAAAAATATTTGATTTAGAAACTGATTCGTCTATTGTAGATATTATTTCTGATCCATCAATAGTATTGTCATCATCAATACTAATTATCTTTACAAGCTTTAAATGTTCTAATTTTAAAGCTCTTTCCTTATTACACTTAAATTCTTCATTTTCATGCCTTGTAATATTTTCTTCTAGATCATCAAACGTTTGAATTGCTCTTACATTCATTGATTTTCACCTCCTTTAGCTCTTTTGCACGTTGATCTACGACAATTATATTCATAATATGATTAATTTCATTAATTAAAGACATATGATCACATTTTGTACTTATGCTATCTGAACCATTAATAATTGTATATTTTAACATTCCTAATAAATAACATAATTGAGAAAATTGTTCCTTGTTCATTTTCTTTTACCTATTTTAACCTTTCTTAATTTGGCGATTTAATTTTAAATTTCTTAATAATATAATCAATGTTATGATTTAGATCATATAAATAAGATTTTATATATGAACTTTCTAACGCTACCCATCTTAATGAATCTAATTCATTGTGATTTTTAAAACATTGATCAGCTTCTTTTTTTGTTTTATAAGACCTTTCACAGATCAAACAATGATAATGTTCTTCTAATGTTATGTCACTAGATTCTTCACCATATGCTATTAAGTTATTTCTGTGTTCATAATATGTATCTTCTAATATTTCATCTTTCGTATACCCTTTAAATGATTGTTTATATTCTTCTAATGTTTCCATTTTTAATACTCTGCTTTTTCTACTAAATCAGCTTTAACTAAATCATATATGTCATCAGAATAATTCCAAGTAGATTCTTCGCAATTTTCCTCTACATATCTATCATCATTAAGAATTATAACTGTATCACCACGTGTATAAGCAATAAACTTTGATTTTTTATTTTCAAAAGAAAGTTCTGTATCATATTCATGTCTTGTATAACCCAATTTTTCTAATTTTTTTAAATCTACATTGTCTTTTAATTTTAACATTATTTATCATCTCCTAATGCTTTATTTATTATATTTATAATTGTAATTACTAAATTATTTAGAACAGCGTTATTTTCTAATAGGTTTTTTATATCTTTTAATGCTGTTTCATATTTTTCTGTATATTCTTTTAGTGTTTTCATTGATACATAAACATTGCCATCAGCATCTGTTACCATTGGCTCTGTATATTTTTCTTTTCTTATTTCCATTACTTGTTCCTACTTTCTTTGGCTATTCTTTCTATTTGTCTATCTATCTTTCTATACATTATTTGTTGAATTATATCATTGCTAATTTCATAATGTAATTGAAATTGTTTTAACATTACCATGACGTCAGCTAATTCTTCAGCAATATAGCCATTAGACATATATACACCATTTGATAATAAATGCTCATATTCAATAATTGCCTCATTTAATTCAAATATTTCACTTTGTAAATATTTTAATTGTGTCAACACACCATATTTATTAATTATTTGTTTCTCTTTATTTAATTCATCAATATATAAATCAATATTCATTTATTCACTCTTTCTATAATCCTAATTTTTCTAAAGAATATGGTTCGTTTAATTTCATAGCTTTATACATGCTATTATTAGGAAATGACAATAATTCAAAAAATTCTTTATCATCACGGTTTGTTTCAAATCTTATACATTCTTTATTTTTATATTTTTTCTTTTGAATTGATTTTATTTCATCTCTAAAAGGTCTGATTAGATTCCCAATGTACTTTTTTTCAGTATCATCCAATATTGGTTCTTTATATTCTTTTAATATTAATAGTTTGTCACCATATTTTCTTCGTTCACCTATTTTCATTGACACATTACCTTTTGAATGAGCAATTACTTCATATTTTTTATTGTTATATTTAATAATATTTTTTGCTACTTTTTCGCTACTTTTTGCTACTTTTTCGCTACTTTCTATTGGTTCTAGCATTTCACCAGACCAATAATAAGCATTTCTATCAATATCTAACATGTAACAATTATTAAATTCTAATATTTCTTTTATAGTTGCTATTTTATCTTTAAATTCGTCCATACAACTAATATAATTCATATTTCCGTATATACCTTGTTTTAAATCTTTTCTAACTCTTACTTTATCGCCGACTTTAAATCCCATTTTTTGCCTCTTTCTATTTCCATATATCATTCTTTTCAAAAAATTGTATCATTTCTAATATATTTTCTCTTAAATAAATTCTATTTATAAATAAATATAAAATTTCATCATTGTTGAAATCTAATGCTCTTTTTAGTTTTAAATATATTTATTATTAGTTTAATAGTTACTGCTAGTAGTATTAGCATGGCTATTAGTAGTACCAGGAAGAAGTCTAACACTATTAGCCAGCATACTATGTCAATCATCATTTCCATTTTTAGCCTTTCTATGTATTCTATGTGATATTTTGCTTTCCCAGTTGGTACATTCTCTGCATTTATTTCTAAACCTTGTATGTTCTTTATTAGCCCATGCATAGTTTTTATGATTTAATGGTTTAGTCTTATCACAGCCATAGCACCATCTCATCTTTTCTTCTACATTATTTTCTATAGTCATCTAGCGTATTCCTTAGTATTTTATTTAGATCCTGTGATTCTAATAAATCTAATTTTAGTTTTCTATTTTCTTCTATCAAATCATTAACTTGATTATTTAATTTTTGTAATGTAGTTGATAACTCATCAATTTTAAATTCTTTTTGATTCTTGTATGCTATATTACAATCTGATGCAATATCAGTAAAATAATCTGATTGCATTTTTATGTTAAAGAATTTATTTAATGTCTTTTTCAATTTACTCATTAAAATAACCCATTTTCTTTAGCTCTTGTATAAATTCATTTTTGCTTTTACTATTTTTGTTATTCTTCTTTTCTGTAAGATCTTTTAAATAATTCTTGCGTATTTTAATTAATTCTTGTAATTTGTTTAATGTTTTTAATTTATATTTATCTTCCATAGGATCGTAATTTCCACCTACAGCATTTATTAAACATATTGCATTTTCACCATAACTTATTTTATTTTCTAATTCTTCTTTTGAATCTTCTAATAATTCTATTTCTTCTGGTGATAATTCATTTGCAAATATATCTACCATATATAATAATTCCTGTAATCTATCAGCTAATTCTTGAATTTGTTCTTGTTTTGTCATATTTATTTTCCTTTCTTAATTTAACACTTTCATATATTACTTGTTTTATATTCATATCTTTTAATAATTTTAATTCTCTATTTTCATCTTCAAGATCAGAAAGCAACTTTTCATATTTTTTGACTTTATAGAGAAGATCATAATATTTTTGCTCATAATCTTTCATTTCTTTTTCTTTCTAATTTTATATGCCTTGTCCATGTATTTAACTATATTTATTGAAGATTCTGTTAATTCTTTTTTAGTAAATATTAATTTTCTTCTATTAAGCATTAATTCTTGACTATCACTAACTACCGCTAAATTATCTAATTTATAATTAGTACAGTCGCCATCTAAAAATATTAATTTGTTTCCTTTTGGAACTTTACCATATTTTTGCTCATATAAATATAAGTGCATTGGTTTCCAATTATTATTTCTATGCCCATCTTGATATTTAATATAAAGTGCTTTTTGATCCTTTTTCCAATATCGCCATCTTGTTGATCCTATTGGAACATTATTAGATGAAATATTACCTTTTTTATAAGCAGTAGCTAAACAATGCATTTGGGACTCTTTAGGCATATATTCGCTCCATTTTTTGCCTTTATTATTAGATATATTACCTTTTTTAAATTGTCCACTATTTGGTATTTTATCGAATATATAGCCACAACGTTTCATTCGTGATTTTAAATTGCTTAGACTTTCTTTATTTGATTCAATTCCAAACTTATTATTAATAATTACTGATAACGAAGTTAAATTTGTATCTTTATAATGCTTATAAAAATAGTCCATTATTTCTGGTGTAAATTTATGATTATTTCTTTTTGCCATCTGTTAATGTTAATACTTCTTTTTGATTCTTAATGCCCATCTCATCTGCATAACGTTTTGCATCTAAAATTAGATTAGCATTATTAACAATAGCCATAGATACACCAGTAATAGCTTTAGCTCTTTTCATTTCTTTTTCAAAATTCTCTTCGCTTTGTAAAGTTTCATCATCATTTAATCTTTCTAATTGTTCAAATAAATAATTATTTAAACTTGATAAATCATTATTCATATTATTTAGTCCTTTCATATGGTAATTTTATAATTTTCATTAAATCATTGTAATTTTTTGAATCAATACTATTTTTAGGATTATTCAAGTAAGAGTAAACGGAATCTAATTTTTTAGTTTGATTATCATACTTAATAGCCATCCATTCACTTTCTAATTTCAAATCTTCATAAGAATAAGATAAATTACATACATATTCCAATACGTCATCAGACATTTGGCTAATTATTTTTAAAGCTTTAAATTTGTCCATTTTTATTTACCATTTTATCTAATGATTTGATCATATTATCAATAGCTGATGAAAACGCATTATTTATTTCTACAATTTCAATATTTTCATCATCCTGATCGACTAATTCTTTTAAATATTTATTTGCTTTATTCTTACTTAAACCTGAAGTCTTTTGAAAATATGCAGTTAAAAATCCTAATCGTTTATTGTATGCATCAGATTTAGATCTTTTAACAATAGTTTTAGATCCATCATTCCAAAATAATATAGTTGCACCATTATTAATAATGTATTTATTAGGAAGATTTGTTTTATCTTGTAAATAAGACGAGTCTAATATTGCTATTCCTCCATCATCTAGTTTGACAATACTTTTCATAAAATTAGGAATTATTATTTTTGTTTTATCATTACCTGGTAAAATTGATTTTGATTTTTTATTCATTATTTATCACCATCCCTGATTATTCCTTGTAAAACTTTAACCTTATTTCTTAGATATTTGTTTTCCTTTTTATATCTTTCTAATTCTACTGGTTCAGATAGTTTGTTCATAAATTCTTTATATAATTCATCTTTGATAGTAGATTCTAAAACGTCTACTCTATTTTCTAACATGTTAATTTTCATTTGCTTTTTATCTAATTTGTTATATTTTTTTAAAAATTCTATCATTTTATTTTTCCTTTCTTAAATAATTAATAAGTTTTTTATATGCCGTAGTGCGATCGCAAATCATTTCTTTGCCTACGTCATCCCAACTTTTTAATTCTAAAAATCTAAGTCTAATTATATTTCTTACTTCTATATCATCTACTTTTTGAATATAATTATTTAATTTTATTTCCTCATCAATTAATTTTTCTTTTTGACTGACATATTTAGTAATAAGTTTTAAATGCTTTTCTGCATATTGGCTTACAGGATCACCATTGTGTGAACTATCAACCATTATTTCGCTTATCTTTGAGGAACTAATTATTGTTGATTCTAATTCTTTTATTCTATTTTCAATTTTATTTAATTCTAAATTTATATAATAATATTTAGAAAGCTCTTTTATTGTCATATATTCCTCTTTATTCTTCTGCATTATCTGATAAATCAGCTTCTAACCAGTTATAATCTAATATTTCTTGTAATTCTTTTCTTTTCTCTTCAGTCATATCTGACTTTTTGAAATCTTTCATTTCAGCATCAACAATATCTTTTAATGATTTATAACCTGCTGTTTGCCAATTTTTTAATATTCCATTAACATAACTAATTGTTTTAGCGTTATTCAATATAGATATTTTTACAGCATGTTTAAGTATATCTTCATCAAATATTGATAACCAATTATTAATATTTTCATATTCAGTTGGGCTTAATGTTCTTCCATAATTAATTTCAACAAATTCATATATATTTTTATTGTTTATTGTTTTAATATTATCTGTATCTTGTATATTGTTATCTGTATCTTGTATATTATTCTTTGTTATTTGTTTCTCTTTATTGTCGTTACTATTTGTTACATTGCTGTTACATTGTAACAATATTTTTTGCTTTTCTCTTATTCTATATTGTCTAACTCGCTCAGCTGATTCACTCTCTTTTCCAGTCATTTGAGCTACTTGAGTCATGTATAAAGTGCCATCATCTAATTTGTCCATTAAACCTAAATTAATTAAAATCTTTGTAGCACTTCTTACAATATCAATATTAGTATCAGTAACACTTGCTAGCATTTCATCATTGTATGGAACTGTATCACTAAATCTTAAATGTCCAACAGTTTCAGTACTTTCTAAAAGTAAAGATAAGTAAAATATAATGTAATCTTTTCCATTAGGCATATTCTTAATAACTTTAATTTGTGAACTTTTTAAAAAGTCTTTATCAAGTTTTAACCAATATCTCTTTTTTTCCATATCTTTTCCTTTCATAACGATTTTTTCCATTCAAGTACATGTGTCATTCTTAACATTTGGTTTGCTCTATGTTTTATATTATTAATAGTTTTTTCTTTTTCAGCTTCAGTTATGCAGATATAAAAACCACCATTTACACCACTTACTGATCCAACAATAGATAAGTAATTTTTATTTTCTCTAATATTTTGTATTATTTTTCTCATTGCTTTATCGCTATTAATACCAAATATATTTCTCAATTCTCTATTTTTAATAAGATTCTCTTTCCCTCTATGGTAGCAATAGAGATATTGATATACAGCATCTTCTATATTCATATTAACCTCACTTTCTAATATTTAATGTTTTCCATTCGTTGCTGTTTTTCTTTAGTAGTAGTTCTCATATATAATCTGGTTGTTTCTGTATTTGAATGCCCTAATATATCAGCTAATTCTTCATTAGTAGCACCAGGTAATTCAGAATAAGCTTTTGCAAATAAATGACGCCATGCATGTGGATGAATTTTGTTTTTGTCAATTTTTGCATAACCAGATATTTTTTGTAATTTTTTCCATATTGTAGATGGATTAAGCATTTGGTTTGAATTTCTTTTAGATCTAAATATTATTCCTGATTCTATTTTTTCTTTTCTACAGTAATCTAAAAGTTCATGCCTTAAATCAGTAGTTAATATTATTTCTCTTTCTTTTCCTTTGTTATATGTCTTGAAAAAAGTTTTTTTGACATTTTCAACAGTAAAATCTTTTAATTCAACAACCCTACACCCTGTATATGCAAATACTTTCATAATCAAATACATATCATTCATATTTAATTTTTTAGCCCATCTAAGCATACGTTTATGTTCTTGCGGGTATATAGGATCATTCATAGAGGTTTTTTGTTGTGACTTAAATTTTTTTAGATAATCATTTTCATAGCCTAACCATTTAATGAACTTATTAACGACAACAATGTTTTTATTTTTAGTATTTATAGAATATGCTGAATTTAATAAATACTCTTTATAATCTACTAACATTGATTTATTAATTTCAGTATTATGTGATTCATCAAACCATTTAATAAATTTATTGAGTTCATTATGATATTCAATTATTGTTTTATGAGTTTTTTCTTTTAGTCTTAATTCTAATAAAAACTCTTTAACATTTGTTTCTAATTGCTCTTTATTCACACTGCATAACCTCCTTTTTACTTGGAAAGATAATCTTAATATTATATTGCCAATAGAAAAACTTAATCTTAACCAATATTTATAAGCATTTTATTAATATTTTTTTAACAAAATACTTTTGCCATTTTTTAACACTTGTTTTTGCCTATTTTAAGTAGTTATAAACTGCTTTAGATCCAGAACAAACTTGAACAATTTCACCATTACATGTGTATGATCCTACTGGTGTATTCTTTGTGGTTTTAATTGTAAATAATTGATATATACTAATTCCAATAAATGCTCCTAGTAGTATTAACATTGAAATAATAAAAACTTTTTTATTTCTTTCTATTAATTTTCTTTCATTAGATAATTTCTTATACGTAATATCTCTATTTCTTTTCATTTGCTCTGACGTGATAATTAAATCAAAATCATATAATTCATTAGTACCCTTTTTACTCATATTTTTTCCTCTTTCTTAATATTGCTTAATAGTTTAGAAACTTTTTTAATTGTTTCTTCAGCCTGTTCTTTAGTTGGAGGATTTACTATAATTACATGTAATTTATTTTCTTTATTCATTATAAAAATCCTTTCTTCTATACTTATTGTCTTGTCGGACTTTAGTGATAGTGCCTTTAAGTCACATTTCATTTTACAAAAAAATCATCTATTTTGCATTCCAATATATCAGCTAACTGGATTAATTGGCTAACTTTTAAATTGCTAGCATTGTTTTCGTAATTAATATACGTCTGTCTTTTAACTCCTAATTTCTTAGCCATATCGGCTTGTGTTAGGCTTTTTTTAGTCCTTAGCGATTTCAAGTTACTTGTAATTATTTCTTCCATACTCTACCTCCTATCTAAACCCATTATAAGTGACTAATTGTCACGTGTCAATATAATTATGACTAATTGTCACTATTTTTTTGACTTTATGTCAAATCTATAATATAATATTTAACATAGGAGTTGATTTTATGGACAACTATTTTGCACCTAATTTAAAGTTCCTTAGAGAAAAGGACGGACTTAAACAAGAAGATCTTGCTAAAATAGTCGGCAAGGATCGTTCTTTAATTGCAAGATGGGAAATTGGAAATCGTGAAGCAACAGTTGATGATTTAATGAAATTATCAGATCATTTTAATATTCCTTTACATGATCTAATAACTAAAGACTTAAGATTAGAATCTGATAAAAATAATTATAGTATTTTAGATGAAACTTTATTTAGTAAAGCTAAAGAATTAACGGATGATGAAAAAAAGGCAGTTATTACTGTCATGAACGCCATTAAAAAAGATATTGATAATAAGAAGTAGAAAGCGTAATTTATGATTAGAGAGTTGTTAGATGGTTCAATTAATCAAAACGAATATCTATCTTGTAATGATATTACCTTAGTATATGAAAAGTTACCAAAAAGAGTATATGGATTTGTGTTTTTGCATAATGAAGATACTATTGTAGTAATAAACGATTATCTTTCTAACTATAAAAAGAAAAAAACAATACTACATGAATTTGCTCATATTGAATTAAATCACTTATATAATAAAAAAAGATTATTAGAGTTTAAAATTGAATCTATTGAAGATGAAGCAGATAAATATAAATATGATATAGAAAGTGAAATGAAAGAGGTAATTAAATGAAAAAATTTATAATGGACAAAAATAACCTATGGATTAATATTTTATTAATGTTTCTTACTTATGGTATATGGCTTATAGTTTATATTGTTTTAAAATTAAAATATACAAATGAAAATAAAGAATCTCAAAACAAAATAAATAAAAACATTCAAGAGCAAACTAATCAATACTTGAAAGAAGCAGAAAAAAGAAAACAAGATCAGGATGATGAAGAAAGATTTTATTTTAATGTAGCTGGTGTTACTTATGACAACAATGATGGTTCAAGTAGACAGGCGGTTATTAAAAATTGTAAAAAATTTGATAATAATAATGCATTTTTTAAAAAGTCTAAATATAATGGAAAACCATCTATTGAAATATGGACTGATTATGGTCAAATCGGTAATGTCCCAAGTGAATATATAGATAAAATACTTTCAATTAAAAATGTGCATTCATACATAAGTAATATAGATTCTTTCTATAATGAGAAAAATAAGAAAACAATGTTTTGTGAAATAACAGTATTTTATAAAAAATCTGAACAATAAAAAAAGCATACTGTTCGAGCAGTATGCATGTTTGAAAATCGCTAAAGTCCGACAAGACAATAAGTATATAATACTCGGATTTTCTATTCTATTATAGCAAAAATGTTGCAAAAAAGAAAGGGTGATATTATGAGTAAAATAGGTGCAATGTATGTACGTGTATCTACTGATATGCAGACTGAGTACTCACCAGATTCGCAAATAAAATTGTGTAAAAAGTATGCTGATGATCATGATATAGAAATTTTACCTCAATTTATTTTTGAAGAAGATGGTATATCTGGTACTAATGCTGATAAACGTCCACAATTTCAAAAAATGATAAGTATAGCTAGATCTAAACCTAAGCCATTTGATTGCATACTTGTATATGACTTTTCTAGATTTGCTAGGAATAAAGATGAAGCTGTTATGTATAAAACTTTACTTAGAAAAAAGTTAGATATTGAAGTTATATCTATTACTCAACCTTTATCTAATAATAAAGATAGTATTATTCTTGAATCAATGTATGAAGCTATGGATCAATATTATTCTATGAATTTATCAGATAATGTTAAACGTGGTAAGAATGAAAAAGCCTCACGTGGTGAGTACCAGGGTGCAACGCCTTTTGGCTATGTATATACTAAAGATGGTAAGTCTATTATTCCTGATGATAATACGTCTAAAATAGTTAGGTATATATTTGAACAATGGGCATATAATGATGGCTCTTTATGTGGAATTACTAAAAGTCTTAATAATAAAGGTATTAAAACTGCTAGAGGGAATAACTGGAACATGATTTCTTTATGGTATCTGATTAATAACCCATTATATGCTGGTTATACTCGACATAAAACTGGTGGTTTTAATAAACACTTTAATGATCCTGATATTAAAGTAGTAAAGGGAAAGCACCAGCCTATTATATCTGCTAAGCTTTGGGAAGATTCACAAAAACGTACTGCTAATCATAATGCTATCTATTTTAAGTATATGCGACCATCTATTAAGCATGAATATTGGCTTAGAGGTATCATCAAATGTTCTAATTGTGGTGGTAATATGATTATGATAAAGCGTCATACTGATAGTACACGTCAGCCTTTTTATCAATGCAGTAATTATAATAAGAAAAAATGTAAAGAAAGTCATTCTATTTCGTGTGCTACTTTAGAAAAGGCTGTACTTAATGAAATAGAGCGTATATATAAGACTAAAATCAATATTGATATAGTTAATCCTACTGTTGAAAATGATGATATATCTATTACTAAAGACGCTATAGATAAATCTAAAGAAAAACTTGTACGTATTGAAAATGCCTATATTGACGGAATAGATAGTTTATCTGATTATAAAATCAAAAAAACTCGTATACTTAGCGAAATTGATAGACTTAATTCATTATTAGATACTGCTAATATTAAAAAAATAGAAAATGATAAAAAGCAACGTGTTTATTCTAAATGTGATTATGCTCATCGTATGCTTATTGATCCTAACGTAGACTTTAATACTAAATCTATTATTGCTCATCAATTATTTGAAAAAATAGTATATAATAAAAAAGATAATGCCTTATACATTACTTTTAAAAATCAATAGTCCGTTTATTTACGGGCTTTTTTATTGGTTACACCAAACGATATTGATATCAATAATATCTGGATGCATATTCTCATATACTATCTTCGCTGCCGTAACAAAAGATTCTTTATCACTACCAAATATTTGTTGGCTAATAGGTCTTTCTAATTCATTCATTTTTAACATT